ACAATCTGCACGGTGTTTGCGGCGTTATAGGTATCAAAACAAAAGGCGTCTCCGCGCACGGCTAGTTTTGACGTTGAGTTTCCTTGGTCAATAAAAGTAAGTGTCGGGTTTTCAAAGCCACTTGTCGAACCATTGTGAATGGTAATGCCTTTATCTGAAGCAGAACTAAAAACTGTTAAGGTGTCACTCGTTGATGCGCTGTTTATTCCAACAGTTGACGTGCCTGCATCCATATAAATTGCATGAGTATTGCTGTCAGACTCAACGCGGAAGTCTTGGTCGTTACTGCTTTCGTTAAAGACAATTTGGTCACGCTCAAACCTAGCGCGTTCAGCACCCATCGTATGGATTTCAAAACGTCCACCCGTAGACTCTGTGTCCTGAGCATCAATGATAGCTACACCATCGTTTTGACCGCTACGGGACGCAGTAGATAAAGCAAGACCGCGATTGTTGGTGCTTGTAAATACTGCTTGCTTGCTGTTTAAGCCGCCATTGACATTAAGAATGCCGCCAAAGTCTGTTGTGTTGCCGATATTTACGGTGTCTGCGGAGGCATCGATAAACAATATGTTGGAGTTGTTGTCAGACTCTACTCTAAAGTCAGCACTAGCGCCTTGTTCGTTAAAAATTGCAGCCCCGTCGCCAGCAATCCTATGAACAAGATTGCCATCAGTGTTCGTAACATCAAAACGACTGTTATAGGTATTTGAAGAATCTGCGGCTAGTTCAAAAACACCAATCGCTCCGGTAGAGCCTATCTTAAACGTGTTGCTTTGCCACCGCATCTCTCTTGAGGAATCAAAATACAGATCGCCTGCAACGTTTAGGAAACCGCCCAGATCAGAAGACGTACCGATGTTTACATGGTTGCTTCCGCCGTCAATGTACAACATATTAGGGTTGCCACTGGTCTCAACGCGGAAATCTAGGTCTCTTGCCGATTCATTGAATACTGTTTCGCTTGAGTTAAAGGTTTGGACTATTTTGCTATCAGGAGTTTCGCTAGATGTGTTTCTACCGTGATAAAAATTCCAAATTGTCCCACTGGTAATTTGATACCAGCCACTTTCTAAAGTATCTAAACTTGCAATACCTCCACCGTAAGAGCCTCTTCCCAAAATAGCTGGCCTATGAGCGGCTGATGCGGCGTTTGCTGATCCTGTAACAATTAAATTTCCTGCACTTAGGTCAGAAGCCCCCGCTATGTTTACTGAATCATTACCAGCATCAACAAACAGCATATTAGCGTTGTTGTCAGACTCAACACGGAAGTCTAAATCAACGCTTGTATTGTTTATGACAATTTCTTTACCAGTCAATCCGTTAATAGAAAGGTTTTCTGAACTGTCTTCTACAATAACAAAATCATCTGACGTTGATCTGCGGAAGATAAGGCTTTTGGAGTTCGATCCGCCAGAGGCAATGGCTATGGCTCTGTCAGAGGAATCGTTTTGGTTGCCAACTTGAAAGTCCACATTTATTGAACTTGTGTTTACGCCTACCCTATTATTCGTGCTATCGACTTTTAGGGTGTCAGTGTCTACGGTTAAGTCGCCCGAGGCAGTGAGCGTTGTAAACGCGCCTGTTCCAGCACTTGACGCACCAATGTTGGTGCCATCAATTGAACCGCCGTTGATGTCCGTGGTGGTTAACACAGACGACGCAATAGTCATTACGCCTGTACTATTAGCCAAAGTAGCGGCTTCAGTGCCGTCATTAGCAGAAATACTGCTTACTTCAATATCGGTAGCGTTAACAACGTCATCTTTAAGCAAAACGCTGTCAATTGTGACTCCGCTGCCCGCAGTCGTTTCGTTAATCGTATTGGTTTTAAGTGCCTGACCAGAGTCTATCTCTGGGTTGGTTGATCCAGACGTAGCTCCGTTAGCTAGAACCTCGGCCCATGTATCGACCGTGCCTACCTGAGAGTCAACGTAAGCTTTAATGGATTGTTGCGTAGCAAGCTTGGTTGGGCTGTTTGAAGACATATCGTCTTCATCTTTAATGCCCGTAACCGTTGCGCCATCACCAGCAATGTTAAGGCTGGTGTTTGCAACAATAGTTGTACCTGTAATGGCCGCTGCGGTAGTGCCGCCGATAACAGAGTTATCTAGCGTACCGCCATTGATGTCGGCAGTCGTCGCAGTAAGCGTAGGTGTAGTTAGTTCGGTAACACGTAGCTTGGTGTATACGTCAGTTACAGTAGCCGCAGAAGCGCCGCCACCGTCAAATTTGACCACCATGTCAACGCCCGCAGGAACTTCTAGGTCACGCGCTGCGTCATAAGTGCCTTGAAAAAGCAGAATAGACTGGCTTCCTGCCAGACTATTTCTAATAAAAAGAATTTTTTCTGCGTCGTTAGGATCAAGCTGCAAGTAAGCCGACCCACCAAGGTCGCTTGCGCTATAGATTTCAATCCACTTATTGCGCCCGTCAGAGGCTGCACCGTTCGTGATTTGAAGCTGATTGGGTGAACCAGAAGTGCCCGCGCTGGTTAGGGTAACCCGTACCGCGCCGTTGATTGCTTGATCCAGAATATCGAAATTGGTGTTTGTAGTATCGCCCCATGTACCCGACTGCTCACCAGTAGCCGGTTTTTCAATACCGAGGTTAACTGTATAGGTACTTGGCATCTAATTTATCCTCACGCTGCTATTTGCGTCCAATTTGCGCTCTGGCTTGGTTCTTCCTCCGACCACGATGGCGACTGGTTAACATTAATCTCACTATAACTCGGATTTTGATCCGGCACAATGTTTCCGTAAACCAGTACAGTACCAACACTACCTGTTGCGCTGACTCCTATTACATTTACTAAAGCGTCTCCATTAATAGAAACGCTACCTACCTGACCCGTCCCAGCGACTCCGCCAACGTTGATGGTTTGACCTGTGCTTACAGATACTGATCCAACGTTGCCTGTCGCAGACAAGCCTGTTACTGGCGCGTTAGCTTCGGCAATTACTGTTACCGAGCCCACTGAACCAGTAGCTTCAAGACCTGTTGGGAATACGTTTGCTGCCGCGTCTACAGTTACGGAACCAACGGACCCAGTGGCCTCTAATCCTGTGACGGGAACATTTGCTGTACCGGTAACGGTAACTGAGCCTACGGCTCCTGTTCCTGACACACCCGTAACATTAACGTTTGCATCTGCGGTAACCGTTACGGAGCCTACGGCTGCCGTCGCGGATAATCCGGTTACAGGAACGTTTGCATCTGCGTTTACAGTTACAGAACCTACGTTCCCGGTTGCGCCGGGGAGACCCTCGTCTTCGCCCCACGCTCCACCGCCCCAACCTTGGCTAGAAGAGTTCCAGCCCTTAAATGCGACGGTGATGTCCGCCATTACGCTATCCGTATAATGGCATTACTTGCATCAGCGGTTGGAAAAACAATCGTAAAATCACCTGCGGTGGATGTTTTGTCGCCGCCGAAATCCAAAACTACGACAGTCGGGTTAGTTACCGACAAAGAGGTAGTGTTTGGAGTTGTATTATAAATAAGTGCCCCACGTGCAGTTATTGTTGCCGTGGAGAAAGTTTCGTCTTGGAAGTCGGTCAAAGCCGTCGTACCAGACGAGGTTGGGTCTACGTTTGTCAACGCGCCGCCACCCGCGGAATACCCTGTGCCACTTACCTCATTAGTCGCGCTATAATCAGTTGTGGAGGCTCCTAGGGTTGCACTGCTAGTATACAGAGCAAGTTTAAAGCTATGGCCTGTAGAGGCCGTAAAATCATGTTGAGCTTGGAGTAGTTCCTGTTTAAAGGAAGTACACATTGCTTGGGTGATAGCCATCAAAATCTCCTTATCGCTTCAGCCAGTTCAGGATGCCCTGCATCCAATAATTTATTATATACAGTAGTTCTATCACTTCGAATAGCCTCCCGCATATAAAACGCCACAACTTTTTCCATATGCTTTTGGAACGCTCTGGCTTGGTCTCGTATAGCTGGGGGTGCGGAATCTGAGACCGAAATCAATTTATTTACGCACCGCTCTGCGACTTCATCAGGGGTAAACCCCCGATTCTGGGTCGTTTGCACCGTTACAATCGGTGTTTCAGGAAGGTTCAAATCAGCTTTAAACATTATGCTTTTTGCCTCATTAACATCCCTTGACGATAAGCATCAGTAACCTCAAGTGCTTCCCCGAAGTTTTTCAGCCTACCAATAGCCTCAGCAAACATTTTTTCATACTGCTGAAGCACATCAGCTTCGCCCTTCATAAAAGTATACGCCTCTAGAAGACTTCCGTAAAGAAGTGCTCTATCTGCATTGGTACTCAACCATGTTGTCCCACCCGCCGCGCCGGCAGTGAGACTGTTTGGTCGGTACATGTAATGCAACTCGGCGGTGTAATTATCATCAGGAGTAGGCGCAATAATCAAATTGCTCACATCAAAATAAGCATAATATTTTGGGACACCTGTTGTCGCAGGGTTAGGGTTTA